GTCAGACAGTGCTGTTGCAAAGTCAAATGTGGTCTGAACCATGTATGGATTACGCCCACGCTGCGAGTTGCCACGTGCGGCTTGGAGAGTGTTATCACCTAGTGCCATAATCTATTCTCCTTATACCAAGCAGTACTTGGCGTTGACAAGAGCCTCTGGACGGAGAATCTTGCGGCCATACAGATGCATACCACGGACGATATCTGCAAAGCTGTCCGGGTCGCGGTAGGTTTCAGTCTTGTTGATTTGGTCAGCAGTAGCGACTGATGATGAATGACCAGCAACAATCACGCCAAAGTTGTTAGCGTTGGTTCCACCAGTTGTGGAAGGACCAGTACCAACTTTAGGCAGGTTGTTAGAAACATGGACTTTAAAGCCATGCAGGTTATTCAGAATCAGGCCGTTCTGCAGTCCAGAACCACCAAAGTCTGCGTCAAACAGACGTGAGTCTTCGTCTTTCAGCAGTTCAACGAACACTGGGTCAATGACCAACCAACGGCCCTGAGAGTCCACGTTTTGCAGGTCGAGTTGACGACCCATACGTGCAATCACAGAAAGTGGGTTAGTTGTACCAGCGGCAGTTGGAACAGCTTCTGAACCACGAGGCTTCAGACCGATACAGTTAGCAGCATTACCTGCATTGAAATCGGATGCGTTCAGCTTCATGGATGAGAGCAGTTCGTCAGAACCAGCAGTTGAAACAGCCTTTGTACCATTAACAGTAGTGTTAACAGTGTCCGGTGTGCCACTGATTGCAGACTGCTTGAAGCCTGACAGGTAGCCAAGAACATCTTGGTCAAACTGGTCAGCAAGACGGTATGCAGCACGGTTGCTTGAGAGAGACTCAAAGTTTACGTGCGAATGTGCTTCTTCAATGTCGTCAACTTTAAACGCAAAGTAGTTTGCTTTGTCAACGGTCAGTGTGAAGTCTTCATCGTCAAGGTCTTGCGGAGTAATGGTAGTACCACGCTCGTAAGCCTTAACAGTGATTTCGGGTTCCTTGATGATTTTAACTGAATCACCAAAGTTTGCGATTTCACCAAAGTAGTCGTTATTCGTAATCGCGTCACAAACAGCGGCCTTGCGGAATGCAAGCTGCACCTGTTTGGAGTAAATTACTGGGCTAAAATTGCCATTCGGCAAGTTGTTATAACCCGGCGCTCTTGGGAAAGCCATAATCCATCTCCTATTGTTTTGGATTTTTCACAGATGCAAACAGTACAATTCTTTGCAGAGGCTGTATAACGTAGGGTGTACCTTGTAAGTCAGTGGCCGCCGACATACTTAGTAGGCCATGTTATTCAGGTAATCTTGAAGATTTTTGTCGTTTGCGGATTGTTAGGTAAGCAAGGAGCGACCCTGCTTACACTACACTTGACTATAGTTATACTTATTAATAACTACTTGTCAACTCTTTTTTATCGTGCAGAACCAGATAAATCGTAGATAAACTTACCACTACGGATTGCATCCATAATCTCATCAGCATGTTTCTCGTATTCATGTGCTGACATTTTTTCTACATCTGACTCTTTCAGATACGTGGAAGCCTCATCAGTTTGCGGCTTACTTCTTTTATTTTTCGGCGCAACTGCCTCTGCTGCACCCTTATTATTCTTTTTCTTAGGTTCTTTGCTAATGCCTCTATCTGCTTTGTAGAGGTCAATTGCTCGTGCGGCTGACCTTGCATCATCGTCATTCTCGTACAGTGCGTCCTGTACCCACTTAGGTTGTTCTTCGGCCCATTCGTGAAAATCGTCACTGTCACGAATGTCATCAAAGTCTGGATGCATCTGCATTAGTGCTGCTTCTGCTTTTTCTTTTGTTGCTGAGTTTTGCATCTCATCAATTGCTTTCATTCGTTCTTCAAGAGCGATTGATTGCTCTTTCGCTTTTTTCATTGCAATTGTTTCAACAATAGCGGCTACGTCAGGATAGTCTTTTGCCCACTCTTCAATGTCCTCATCAGACTTGGGCAGTTTCATTTCTTTCTGCGTGGCATCAGCAAGTTGTCGTTTTAGTTCTGCAAGTTCAGACTTAAATTCTTCTGCTTGTTTCTGTTGATGTCGGCGTAGGTCAGAATAACGCTTTTTAAATGTTTTCTCTTCTGCGTTAGTAGGTTCAGCTTCTTGCTCTGGTGCTTCTTCTGTTTCACCATCACGTTCTTTCATTAGCTGTTCTAGTTCTTCCTCATCGCGTTTAACTCGTTCTTCTTGCGTGTAAGGTTTATTAACAAATGCCGCCTTTGGCGTAGTCTTCATTTCTTCTGCCATGATTGTATCGTTCATGTCATTCTCCTTGTTGGGGCCACTGTAGCCACTGTTGGTAGTGTGGGGAGTGAGTAGCCAACATATTGTGGATTATTTTTTAGAAGCGAGTCCACCCTTCTTCATCTTTTTAGTCTTTGGCTTTTCTTTTTCCATTAGGCCACCTTTGGCACGATATCCTCTATTTTGACCACCGACATCGCTACTACCCGGACCGCTAGGCGCACCACCGCCACCACCAGTAGCTGCACTGCCACCACCGCCGCCGCCACCGGGAGCGTATCCACCAAAGCCGCCACCAGCGGCTGGGCCACCACCACCAGAAGCAGGACGATATTTTGCCCTTTCAGCCGCAGCCTTTGCAGCAGCAGCTTCAGCATCACGTTGTACTTTTAAGTCCTTGCTAGGGTCGTATTGACCTAAACCTTGTTGCGCTTCAAATGGATTAATAATTTTACCTTTGGTATTAACATTGCCTTTTTTAGCTTCGTCTTTTACTGCTTCTTTTACCTCTTTTATATAGTTAGAATCGCCCATGCTTACGTTGTCTTCTTCATACTTAGCAAATTTTTTATCAATAGCATTGTCTACCATTTTACTATATAGTTCAGCACCGAACTCTTCTTTTAACGCTGCATCAGTTTTCAATTGATTTTTTGCAAAATCACTTAGGCCGCGATAGGTAAAGTCATCTCTTAATGCGCTTATTAAACCTGTAGGTACTTTGTGTCCGGTTGTAGGGTCAAACATTCCACCCTCACCATCTAGTACATATCCCATACCTGTAAGCATTCCTTTTTGCCCTTTTGCGCCAACACCTTTTGCACCCGCAAGCATAGTACCTCCGGGTATAACAAGAGAAGCTAACATACCACCAACTCCAGAGAAAGGACTGGTAAATTCTGTGTAGCCTAGTTCATTAGCTGCAGCAATTCTGCTTTTAACACGTATAGCTTTTTCTGCATCTGCTTTTCTTTGTGCCTCTATTTCTTCTCTACTCATTTTACCACTATCCATAACCATAGTAGTTTCCGGAGTAACTGCACCTGTCATAACATCTTCTGTTTTGGTTTTTTCTGGGTCGTACTTAGTATAACCTTCCGGTATAACTTCCCCCTGAACAGGTTGACCAGTAGCCTTGCTTATTTTAATCATAATTGAATTACCCTCTGCATTACGGTATTCAACCAGTTCAAAGTCTATATTTGGAACATTTTCACCTACAAACTGTTTAAAAGTAGGTATATCTTCTTGTTTGTAAATATTTGTAGGTGTATATGATTGTTGTGGTGCTTGATACTGTGCAGATGCTGCTTCTATCGGGTCAGCCGCCGTGGCCGCTGCAGCTTGGTATGGATTGTATCCTTGATAGGGTTGTTGTGCCGTTTGCGTACCATAAGCGGAAGGTATTAATGCACCATCTTGTGCATATACAACGCCACCTTGTGCAAATTCCTGAGAACTATTATCGTCTATTTCGTCTTCCATGTCAAGGTCATTAATGTCAAATGGCAAATCATCTGGCATAGTAGCTTCTTCACTATTGCCCATTTGACCCATTTGTTCCATCAACTTTAGGCCCATCTTAGCTTCCTGACGCATACGCATCAAGTTGCCTAGACCAATGTAACGTACAACATCAGCAGGAAATACAAACTCACCTTCACTAAGTTGTGCGGGAATGTCATCTCTCACTTCTTCTTGTGTAGAGCCGGGTGGCACGTCATTACCAGATACAGGGTCTATTGTGCCACCTTCATCCATAAGACCACCATCTTCAAACATGCTCATTTGTCTATCCATTGGTAATGCTCCACCTTTTGCCATAGCAAGTCCACCACTTGCAAATGCTGTAATTTTACGATATACAGGATGGATTTTATCTTTCATCCTGATTTTGCCAATCTCTTCTTGTAAATCTAGTTCACCTGTAGCCGTAGGTCGTAAACGTGGTTCTGATTTACTTTTAGGATACGTTTTTAATTCTGCGCCTTTTGAAAAATCTGTCTCTAATGTAAAATAATGTTTACCTTTATGTACAACAGATACAAGAGTATTTACACCCTCAAGTTCTTCATCCCCTACGTTATCCCATTTCCAACCTGCTTTGTTTCCTTTTTTAGTAGGTTTAATAAGATTAACAAGGATTTGTGACTTACCTTTGCCTGTAGTGCCTACCTCTGGAACATCAAGGTCAGTGACATTAAATGATGCCATAGGTCTGCCGCCTTTAACTTCCATACCCGGCACAATCTTAATATTAGCATTACCAACTTTTTTACCAGTAAGAATTTCTTTTGTAATAGGATTAACATATTCACCACCCGGTTTAAAATCAAAACCTTTTTTTGTAAGGCTTGCTTGATTAACGGGTATTACAGGAATGGCTTCAGATGTTTTATCCTGCCTTTTTTGTGCAGACATAACTTGTTTATCCATCGCTGGGTCTGCTATTTTTCCTTCCGGTGCTTGTTCATCTCTAAAGCGAGTTGGCAATTCGTCAAATTGTAACTCTGGATTTTTTAATCTATGTTCTACATTTCTAGCATCTACCTCACCACCAATAGCAGAGTATCTAGCAAATGCAGCATTATATATACTTTTCTGTAAATCTTCATCTAAGTTGTCATATGCATCTATAGCGGCATCATACCCTACTGGAGCATCAACGTCAGGTTTAAATAAATTTCTTCCTATTAATTCAGATTCTATAAATCTATCTAAATCAGCACCATAGTCCCTATCTTCAAAAAAATCAATAACATGCTGCATTTCATGTGCAAGAATAGACAAAAATTCATCTTTTTTTCTTATTGGATTTATGTAAATTGCTCTTTCAAAAGGAGCATAAAAAGCATCTGTTCTGTCAGATAAATCATACGGAAGTTTTTTTACTTCTATGCCACGTAATACTGGGTATTCTTTAAATACCTCAGATTCTTGCAAAACATCGTCCAACATAACATAATCTTTTTCTTTTGATAACTTAAAAAAAGAACCTGCAACTGTTGGGCCAGATATATCTACTGCTCTTTCTTGTATGGCATCAGATAATTTTAAATCTGTAGTGCCTATTTCGTATCTAAACTTATTGTCGGCTGGGTCTACATAAGTTCCTTTAGAATCTCTAAAGATAAACTCTTCTTTATCTGTATCTGTGTCAAAAGACTGTTCGTCTGCTTTTTTCTTTGAAGAGGCATAATCAGTATACTTTTGGTCGCTGCTAATACCTTTATCACCACCAAAAAATTTAAATGTAGTTGGACCTTTTTGAACAGACTTGGGAGGTTTAGTTATTTTAACACTCTCATCCGTAACAGTAATTAAACCACTGGTATCGTCCATACCAGATGCTGTGCGAAATAAATCGCCCGTTTGTTCAACAGCATCATCAAAACTGGCACGTAAACCTTTTCGCAATGCTCTTGCGCCCATGCCAAGCCCCGGAACTACACCTGCTGCTGTAAGAGCAGCATAACCTGCGCCAAGGCCCATGTCTTTAATGTCGCCTTCAGAATAGCCTTCTTTTACTAATTCATACGCTTTACGTAAATCTTCTGGTAAGTTATAAAGTGCAATTGCATCCCCAGTAACCGGAGCAACCTCTGCACCAAACATAGCCATCTCTTTGGCCGTAGGTACATCAGAAAGGTCAACACTTTTTACACCATACATCTCCTCGACATTTTCTGGTGTAACATCCTTTTCAGACAACATTTTTTCTGTTTGTGCTTCAGTCGATGCCAACTACTTCATCCCTTAATTGTTTTAGTCTACGTAAAACTGCTATTGCCCCCTGCTGTCTATGCAACGCAATAACATCTGTTGATTGTTCCATTACCTTGTGATGCTGCTCAATAGCATCATCTAAGTAATTATTGAACGCCTCCCATTGGCGGTTGTTGCCCACCAGCGGCTTGAGGCGGCTGAGTATTTGCTGTTTGTCCATTTCCACTAAATCCTTGTTCACCCGGTGTAGGAACTTGTCCTGTACCTATATTACCACCACCTGCGCCTGTTGGGTCCATAGCATTGCCTGTAGCCATTGCTTGTTCTGGACCTGCAGGTTGTGCAGGTGTTTGAAAGCCCTTCATAATTTCTGCTTGAAGAGCAGCTTCATCCATATTATTGGTCACTTTGTCGGGGTCTAAGTCCAGTGATGTTGCGATTTCACGAATAACATACTGAAATTTAGCAAACGGTGCTAGTGCTGGATTACTTGCCACTTGCAAGAACTGCATAAGACGTTGACTGCGTACTTCATTAGCCATAAGACTTTCTGTACCACGAGCCTTAACTTCTAAGTCGCCTTTAATTTCTGGGTCAAAATCAAACTGCATGTTAAAACGAAAGAAACCTTCGCCTAAAGGACGCAGTAGATAGTCGTCTACATTTTTTACGACAGTTTTAATGCTACCACTAGCAGCACCCATGAGCATAGAGATACCTGAAGCTGTTCTGCCAACACCAGATACGCCTGTTTGCCCATGAGCAAAGCTAGGTAAGCCTGTACTCTCGTCTGATAACTGTCGCGCTTTATCAAACAGCATCATATTTTCTTGTGACACATTAGGAAACTTTGTACCAAAGATAGCCTGACCCGGTGCGCCACCTTGTCTACGGAATATCTTACCCGGATACAATGATAGGTCTTGACCCGGTACAAGATTTGTTTCGTCAACTTCAATAACCAAATTGCCTGACAGTACAGCATTGTCCACAGCCATACGCATGAAACCATTCATCAGTGTCTGGGTGTCATCCATGTTCTCTGCAATACCCACTCCAAAGAATGAGTATGGGTTCAGTTCGTATGGCGCAGCATGGTATGGAATTTTGCTAGGCTTAAATGGATTCAAAACCATACGGATAAGTTTATCATTACAAATCCATACGTTTGCTTGTAGTTCATCAAAGTCTTTTAGTTCTTCCGGTATTTCGATATCTTGCTCTTCAAGCATGTCAATATCCACTGTACCCCAATATTCAAGTACCTCAAAGCGGTCAATAGAGGACTCAGGAGCATAATCGGATAAATCATCTTCCCAATATTTTTTAGTATAGTTTTCACCAATTTGAATTACCTCATCAATAACTTGTCCACGAAAGTATGGACGCTTCTTCAAACCACGCAATTGTGTGCGTGACATTTTATGCCGTTCAATTACGTACTGCGCTTCATCCATGCTATTCGCATCAGGGTCAGGATAAAAATTCCAAACAGATACATGTTGTACTTGCGGAATTGTTTTAAACAATGGGTCATAGTTTCCTTCCTCATCCCAATTTGCGTATTCTTTATCAACAGCAAACGGACCCTTCATAACTCCTGTGCCAAACAATGCCATTTCAAATGCAGAGTTACGCATGTGCTTGCTGGCACCAGACTCCTCAAGTTGGTCGTGAATCTTCTTCTGCATTTTTTTAGCCGCAATCATAGCTGGGCTAAAAGTAATCGCGGTAGGTGTTTTGCCCGGACCTTCTTTTAGTTTATCTTGAATAGGGTCAAGTTTATTTTGAAACACCCCAAGTTTTTCTTGTAGCGATTTTTCTGTTGCGCCGGGTGGTAAATCATTTCCATCCCCAGCAAATCCATATGGGCTAGTTGACAGTGCGGTGTCACCTCGTAGTTGCTCTGGCTCTTGCGGGTCAAAGCTAACATCACTAACAACACCCTCTGGCAGTTCAGTTGGGTCTACAGATAAAGGAAAACGCTGGTTTGCAAATAAGACATCTACAATTTGCCCATAAGCTGCCAGCGTTTTTGTTTTAGTCACCTTAATAAATACACGAGATTTTTCAGCTTCTGTAAACTGCACGTCTGGCCCATACAAGCCACGGTAGTTACGATAAGAACGTAACCAGCGGTCTTCATCTTGTTCACGATAGTCCTCTGAACGCTGATATCTTTCGTTAATAAATGGAATAATTGACGACAGTTCCGCGTCTGCAACTACAGAATCATCTGTGTCTTCCAATGCAATCGCATCGTCTTCAATCATAATATCATCTTCATCCATGATGTTTTCCTTAATATCCGAATGTGCTGTCTGCTACACGCATACCAGTGCTAGGTCTTCCCATTGGGTCGTAGTCAAATATACTAAACCTTGGTCTGGACATTATACCATACCTTAACGCATCATACAAGTGGTCTTCACTATTTGTATCAATGTCTTCTGGATTCTTTTTATCAAGCGGGATGGCTGGTAACTGTGATATGACATTTGTGCAGCTATTAAAGAATACAAGTCTAGGCTCCTCTGTAAACTCATCTACCTGTAAGCGTCTGTGTATTTCGTTCTTACCTGCTACACGACTACCCCGGCTTCTATCTGATGGACGCCAGCGGCATCCTCTACTTACCATTTGTTCCGCAAGAGACGGTCCAGTATCCCCACGCTTATGCCAAAGACTGCTATCCAACACACCATATTTAATAGTTCCATCACCCGCCTCTAAATCAAGTATCATATCTGCCAAATCTGTGGCAAGGACTTTAGAGACGTACAACTCTCTATATACCACAAGCTGCTCGTTAGGTGCGACAGCAAACCAAACAACGCCAGACTTACTGCCGTAACCATAATCGCAAGCCCTAAACTTAACCCAATTATGAGGTATATCGAAAGGCTCAACAACATGAATGTTGCGGTCAAACTCAGTAAAGGCCGCACCTTCTTTGATATCCCAATCGCCTTCAAGAAGCTGTCGTCTTTGCTGCTCTGGCATGGAGAGTAGCATTGCTTCATAGTCACCCGACTCTGCCAGATAAGGATTGTCTGATAGTCTTGCTGGGATAAACCGCCTTTTAAATAGTGACTTTCCAGCCTTTGCATGTCCTGCTGGGTATCGTAGTACTTCTCCGGTTTCACTGTCTGTTGCATCGAATGCTCTATTGTATGGTGATGGGTCAATGAACATTTTCTTTACCCAGTGATGACCTCTTCCTCCGGGGTTAGTTGTGGCTCTCATAAAGATAGGCAAGTCGGGTGCAGTGGACCGTAGACGTGACCGCATGTAATTCCATGCATATGGTGTGGCCCACTGGGTCAATTCGTCAAACCCTATCCAGCTAAATGCTAGACCCTGATAACGCAAGACATCATCATCTCTGTCGAGGTATGACATCCACAACCTTGCGCCAGATGGTGCGGTCCACTGCATCTTTCGCTCTGACCACTTAATACCGGGCCAGATTTTTGGATACAACTCCTGCGACTTGAATACCAGTTCTCTTAGTTCTTCTGTGGTATGTCGCAAGAGCAAGCCACTAAATGCGGGATGCCCCATGTAACGTAGTGGGTCTGACAGCATAGCGTAGGATTTACCTCCACCAGCACTTCCACCATATAGTACTTCTCGTTCTGCTGCAGCTAGAAAGTCAGTCTGTGGTCCGGGGTTAGGCTTAAACAGTACGTTAGCTGTTTCTTCAATTGCCTGTGTCTCGTACTCTACAGACTTTATTTCAACTGTTGGCTTTTGCGCCTGTTCTTTCTTCTTGGATGGCCTTCGCTTTGGCGATTGCCGTTTCCGCATATTCTGCCCACTTGCGGAGGCTTGCAGCTTGGTTCTTACGTTTCCGCTCATTACTTAGCCGTTTCCTTAGACCTACGTGAGATATATATCGCCCTGTCTGTGTACTAAGCCAGTTGGCTACTTCACGATAACTATACTGATTTACGTGTGACCTAGCTTTTTCTAGTAGGTCAAGTTCTATTTGCACTGGGTCAAGAATGTCGGGGTCTTGTTCGTTCTGTTTGTATCCAAAAGGTACAGTCCTAGCAATGCGAGGTATCTGTACCCATTCATTTTCTTCTTTAATGTCTGTTGGCTGCGGTAGCTTCCACTTACCTATGCTACGTGACATTTTTTCTATTACTATTCACTATTTTATGAGGCAGAAAAGAAGTCTTTATTTTTTTAGGCTTTACTGGTGGTTTAGATTTACTTTTAGGTAAGGGTCTAGTGTCTTTTTTAGCACCCATCATATCTAATACCTCATCTAATTCTTTATAATCTACAGCCATCAGTCGTCCTCCTCTACAACAGCTTGCTTCTACTCATTTGTTTTTGCGATTGTCCACTGTTGAAAGAACCATGCCGCCTTTGCGAAAATCTTGTGGTCCTGTGCGAGACTTTACCATACCGCCTTTGTTCTTTTTTTCTTTAGGGCGATATTTTTCTGGGTCTAACCCCGCTTTTGCAACAATTGACAAGTCTGCATCGTTGGCTAATTTTTTTCCATAAAAACTAGCAATGTCTTTATAGTCTGTAAACGACAAAGGTTTTGACATACTTTTTGAAGAAAAATTTTCTTTATAAGAATTATAGTCTTCTTTAGTTACAGTCTCACCTTGTTTTTCTTTATACTCTTTTTTTCTAGCTTTAATGGCTTTTTCAACAACGTCACTCATTAATCTTCCTCCTCAACCGTAGCTTTGGGTGGCATAAGCATTACACCGCCGCTTGCTTCTACCTGCATCTTTTCTGTCTTCACTAGACCTGTGCGGTCAAGCAGTTCTTTAGCGGCAACCATCTTATCACGAATGCCCAACTCTGTCGGGTCCATCAACGCACCTGCCATAGCAACTGCAGCCTGTGGTGCATTACGTGCCATGTATAGTTGTGTGGCTTCTAGTATTTCTTCTTTTAATCCTTTAACAATTTCAGATGTAGAACTTGTGTCAGCGTAACCTGCAATCTTCTTAGCTAAGATTACGCTACCCCCTGCTTCATCAAAAAGCGCATTCAAAAATACTTGTTGTTTTGCTGTTAGCTGTCTAGCCACTAAACTCTCCATGATGCATAGCATGGGCTAACTTTGTACTACGCGATTTTACCTGAACTGCCCACCTGCTGTCAAGCATTTCTTTTGCTGCAGTAGGATAATTTTCTTCGTGGATAGCTGCCCACATTTTTTTAAATTTACAAAGTCGTGGTACACCCATATTAAATGCCATGTCCATGACTACAAGTTGACGTACAGCGTCTAGCTTGTCAACGCAAGGGTGCGCTCTCACAAGTTCCTCTTCGACTATCTGCACGTCATTCCCTGCTAGATACATGGCATCAGCTTCGGAGATACCCATAGTATGAACAACTGCCATATTAGGGATATCCATCCACTCCAGTTCTGCTGGCGTAATGCCACGGTCCTCTAGGTTACGTCCAATACCAATGGTATCAATTCCTAGTGAATCTTTGTAAACTTCAAGGCGTAGACCTTCGTGTTTAATTAGTTTTTCAATAAAGTCTTCTCTACGATATTTCATTTTTCATGCCCCATCCAGACCGCAAATGCACCTGTCATGGCCCCCGTGACTACACTTACTAGTGCTGCTTGTTGACTTGTTGGTTCCGGTAGTGACATAAACCACTCCACTACCCGCCAAGCCGATAGCGACATCCCAATCATCATCAGACGGGGTAGTATCTTCCATTTTAGAAAGCGTTCCATTGTTATGTCTGCCACGGTTTATCCTCGCTTGTTCTTCTGTTGTGCGTTCATGTAAGCCCCACTTAGCCATTACTTGCACAAGTCTTCGTACTTAGTTGTGTGCAATCTATGACGAGACAAGTCACCCACATAGTCTGGAGTGATAACATGTTTAAAGATTGCGTTCAGTATGTTCTTTATCCGTATCATTTTTTACCAAAGAATTTTGTAGCAGAACGTACCCCAAAAGAAGCGGCAACGATAACGCCCAAGGAATATTGATACCATTCAGGCATCGCATTGAGTTGTGCGAATCCGTTTGCAACTACTTCCTCCATGCCCGGAATGAAGGCTAGGATAAGCGGAATTGAAAACAAAATAGTAAGCCATTCATCTTTCCATGAAGACTGACTACCTTTAGCCATCTCCAAATCCCAATCTATTTCCCCGGTCGCCTTTTTCTCCATAATAACCGCTTCAGCCTTCGCCGTTGCGACTTTAGATGCAGTCTCTGCTTTCTTAGTTTCAACCTTTCCTTCAAGCCACGTACCCGCGAGTTGAGAGATTGGTCCTATGAGTAAGTTTAACATTAGCCTCTCCGAAACTGTGCAGTCTTCTTAGCAATAGTTTTTGGCTGTTTAACAAATTGTTTACCTGCTGCTTTACCTTTTCTCTTAGCCCTAGTTGTAGCAGCATACTCTGCACTTGTCAAGGACTTTATTGCTTTTGCTGGTAAATAACGCTCACCTGTCTTTGCAGACGGTTTACCACTTTTAGTTCGCCAATCCTGTTTAGTCCAGTTTGCTAGGCTCTGCTGTGGCTTCTTCATTACTTCCTCGATTTTTTGATTGCTTCAAATGTCTCTTGCATTGTAGGTGGCTTCTCATTCTTTGGGTCATACTTGCATTGTATCTCTTTGGGAAAAAACTCATGGAAGTCTATCCATACTTGGTCTACAGTATTGTTAGCCCCCTGATATATACACACCCGTTGATTGTCTACCTTTGTACAGCCCTTGAGCCTACAGGTTACATACTCTGGGTCTGCAGCTTGGGCCACTGTACTCTTGAGAAACATTACAAATCCTACAAGCAAACCTGCACCAAGTATTAGCATCAATATCCATGCTACAATCTCTACAAACTTACGCCTACGTTGCCTTTGTTTGTACAGTGTCTCTTGGCGTTGCTTACGAATGGAACCTTCCATACGCACGAGTTCATCCCACTTGGACTTACCCATCGTCATGCCAATCCAGTTTTGTAGTTCTCTGCGTTGGCTTTCAGCCTTCTGCTTGGCTGCAAATGTCTCCATCGCTTCCTGTTCTACAGACTTACCTGCAAACAGCTTCTTAAAGATAGGCGGGTTCTTCGCCTCTTTCTCAAGCATGTCCAAGTCAGACATTGCACCCATCCAACGGGATAGGTCAGAAGCCATAGCCTCAATGTCACGGCCTACTTGAAAGCCTTTCTTGATAGCACCAAACGCCGCAGAAGCGGTTGCCATTGCACTAATCGGGTCCATTAATATATCCTTACGTTGCCGGGGTTAACGTATTTAGGAAGGCAGTATGCTGTAACTAAATTCCCTTGTTTATGTAATGTCTGTGCGTACCAGACACATTCTTGCAAATCCCTAAAGAATAAGTCTTTGCTCTCTAGTTTCTTTTCTTCTCCAATGCCTACAAATACTAATAGTAGGAATACATGTTCCATATCATTTGTAGCCACCACCTGCTGACTTGTAAGCCTTGGCAAGCATCTGGGCTTTTCTCGCCGACCACTGTCCGGGTGCGCCGCCTTTGCCACCAGCCTTAATGCGGTTAAACTGTTGCTTCCTCATTCCGGGCTTAGTATAGTTGCCAGCTTCATTAACTCTGCTTTTGCTCTTTGGCGCACCACCCGCCGCAAGTTTAACCGTTCTAGTCTGTTTCGTTTTCGTTCTAGCTTGTGTGGTTTTCTTTTTAGCGGCTGGTTTTTTAGTGACACGGTTCATCTCCTGTCTCCTATCTCGCTGGGTCAAAAAATTCTTCGCATGACGTAGTAACAACTAGCTTGCTTGCTGTATCTGCTGTGCATTTAATGATGTCACCTGCGTGTAGATACAATGGCCTGTCTACAGTAAAGATAGACTCATAAGAACCACCTGCAATAGCATGTGTAGTCAGTAAGTCATACTCTGTATTATCATCTGCATGAAAAAGGTGTAGGCTCAAAGTTACGTTACCTGTGTGGTTGTTGCTTACAAACAAGTTCTCCAAGTGTGAAGAAAAATTTGCAGGTACAGTGTACACATTCGTCTTGTTCGTTGTAGATAACGATACGACTTCAGTACGAAACTTTGAACCTGTTGCTAGTACTGGCATTACTTCTTCTTCTTAGCCATTCCACCGCGCATCATTTTTTTCTTAGCTGCCATCTTAGCCATGCCACCGCCGCGCATTCGCTTCTTGGCAACTCCTCCACGCATCATTTTTTTGGATGCTACTTTTGTCTTGCCCTTCATTTCTAAGTCTCCGTCTGTCTAGCACAAGGCTCTCAAATACGTCATCTGGAAAGTGTTTGTAGTATCCGCTCTTTTCCAGACTCAGTGCTGCATCGTCAAGCAACGATAGTCTCTGCACAAATACCATGCAGTATGTAAGGGAGTCATCGACTACCCCATCTTCGATTAGAAAGTCCAGACCAGCCTTTTCAGCGTCATAGTCTGGGTGAAACACCATCAGGTGCATATCAATGCCAGCAATAGACATCAATTCATTCATGCCGTCACACAGACCATCTAGGTACTCCATGTCTGGCATGTATTCACTAGCCCACACAACAATGTCGTAGTCGTGTGTGTCAAAGTAACGCACAGAGTTTACAAGACCTGTGATACCCGTGTTGATACTGAAGGTTACTTTATTCTCTGCCCATGCTTGTTTTGCGTAGGGGCATGGTGGCAAACCATTCAGCTTTATGTTTGGTATCTCAAGAAAGTTCTTAGACCAAGTACGTATGTCCTGTTCAACTCTATGCACGTCTGTTTACTTTTCGGCCCGTAGGAGTTCTCCTGTAGGAACGATTTGTAGAAGCACTCACAACTTTTGTTTTACCGTTTTTATCAAGAGCATTGCCATTAACGTGATGTACATCTTTGCCATCACCTTTTTTTACAAGACCTGCCCTTTCCGCTCTTCTACGTGCCAAGTTACGATTAGCACGTTTCTTTTTTACGTGTGCTTGTGAATCATACTTGTGTTCCTTTTTATAATCCCGTGGTTGTTTGGAACGGGGCTTTTTTGAAGGAGTCTTTTTTACTTTAATGATAGACATTACTTACCCGTAATTTTATTATAGGCTTCCAAACCTTTAGGTCCACTAGCTTTAAGTGCTTTCAGTCCGGGATTTTCTTTTACCGTACCACCTGCAGCATACATGTGTACCTTACCATTAGCCATACCACCACGCATCATGGCAACTTTCTTTTTCTTCGCCATGCCACCTTTGTTTTTCTCTTGAATGTTAGAAGCTGCTGCAGAACTTGCACGTCTTACGTCTTTAGAAATATCATTATTTTTTACATACTCATTAATTTCTTTGTTTAGACCCGCAACATCACCTTTATTTTTAATGGCATTATTACGTGCTACGTACAGAGAAACCAATGCACCATTTGCTTTTGAATCACCCATTATTTCTTTTTCCTTTTCAGGCTACCCTGCGTTCCACGTGCAGCAGCTTTAGCAGCGGCACTACCTGTACCACCATACAAATCCATAAGACGCTTGCGGTCAGCCGCATCCGATGGGAAGATATTACCTTTAGGACCAAAGCCTGTGTTCTTACCAGCAGTAATGTTAGTACGCTTATCACTGGCACCACCCAAAGGAGGCGTAGTACGTTTTTTCAAACCGTCCTTATCCCGATTGGTAGATGGCTTTGGCTTTTTAGTAGACTTTGGAACTTGCCTCTGCTTCTGTCTATCTGACATATCACCACTCTTGCCCCTTTTAGGAGAACGTGCTGGTGGTGTCACTTTTGACTTACCTGCCCCACCTGCTGCGGCTTTATCATCCTTACCACCAAGAACTTTACCAAGAACTCCTGCACCTCCAACAATTGCAACACCTGCAGCGATTTGCTTTGCTCTGCTAGGCTTTTTAGGTTTTGATTTAGGGAGTGAAGGTGGCTTACGTGTAGTGTCAGTGCCACGTACAGTTTTCATGCCCTTGGGTTTATCTTTAATAACACGTGTCTGTGTTACAGAGGTACCCGGCTTTTTAACTTCTGACTTAGGTTTTTTCTGGACAGCACGAGACTTTGCTGCAGACTGTCCAGCGCCACCCGCTTTAGGTGCAGATTTTTCAACTGCCTTACCTTCAATAACTTGTTTAGACGCAGGTTTTTGACGTGCCTGTGATTTAGCAACAGAAGTACCCGGTCCTTGTGCTTTAGGTGCAGGTAACTTTACTTGACCTAGTGGCTTGGCTTTTGATACTTGTTGCGCTGTAGGTTTAGCAACACGCTTTGCACCCAACTGTGCAATTTTACGTGCGGCAGCAGCAGCTAGTTTACCACCAACTGCAGCAACACGAATAAAACCGCCACCGGGAATAGCAAATAGTAGTGCGCCTTTTAGTAGTTCACCAGCAGTATCACCACCAGCCTTTTGTCTTTCAGCACCCTTAGTGCGTCTTTGTGGATTCTTAGCCATAATTGATATATTCCTTTCCTAAATTACCATTTGACTTTATGTGACCAGTATTTAGCTGATAGCTTACTGGTAGGTTTGCCCTGTGCATCGTGACGTGCATAGTAACTGCGTTTTCTTGCTTTATCCTTCGCAGTTTTAGGATTTTTGCCAGCACCTTTAACGCCCTGCTGACCAAAGCGTATAAATTTATACTTACCGCCCTCTGATGCCATCACACAGTGAGACTTCGTTGGGTGTTTAGGCGTACGTTTAGGAACATTAACTTTCGTTAATCCTTCCTCCTTCATTTTATTACGTACTCTCTCTGGTATAGCCATTATGTTGGAGTTCCCGGTGATGTACACTTCCAGCTTACAGGTACGTGTAGCGGAATGTTCTCAATAATATCTGCACTCATTTCTACGGTACGCTCATAGCACTCGTCATGCGTCTTGTACGGACCACGAGTATCTTGTGCAGGAAAACACGCACCTGTCTGATACATAACACAGACCATTATCCATGCTTCAAACATAATTAGTTACCTTCTGTCCATCCCTCTGCCCTCATTGCGTCCTCTACGTGCTTCAACGTAAATGAACGCCCGTAATGAGCCTCTACTGCTGTACGTACGTAGAAGACATCACTGTGCGGAATATGAAGTTTGTCGAGAGTGTTAGTACGAATAGCTTCGTAAAAAGCATCAAGTACATTATCTGTATATAGTTTTACGGATTTCTTTGCCATTGTCAAGAACTTTCTTTAAAGTACGGATATTGACAGTCACTTATATGTACATTTAAGTGTTTATAGCTAGTGAATTTATATTTTTAGTATTTATTCATTTAAGTGTTACATTTAAGTGTATTTAACATCTTTATTAGTAAGCATATAAATGCTCATCTAAATGTTATACATAATTATATCAAAAAATCACACTTCTGTCAAGTGTAAATAATTATCTGGTACCATCATTTTCTTACAACTGGTACCAAAACACATAATTAACTCATATAACTAACCCTACACACCTTCTCATTACCAGAAGATTTCTACAATATGCCTATTTTTTGTGCAATCGCACAATGTTTGTGCATGTACATGTATGAGTTTGTACTGTGGTTAACACTCAATTTTCCTAATCTGTGTGTTTCTGTGTATATATGTACGGATAGGGTGCTCGTGGCACCTGCGGGGGGCTTCGGTTGGCAAAATTAATGTCTTGGATTCGCCCAAAATAGCGCAAAAACGACACATACGGTCATGCGTCAAATTGTTGACGGTATTTTTTCAATCAATTCAATCACTTACAATTTTATAAAACTCATTGCCTATGAGTTGTCAATCTTTTGACACCCATAACGTCAAGATTTTGACATACCCCGTCAATGTTTTGACGCGGTGCATATCCCCATCACATAATGTGTCAATTTTTTGACACGGTCATAGGTGTGGCATATATGCAACAGTGTTGCGGTACTGTTGCAACAATGGGGCCATAAAAATAAATCAAATAAAATGAAAAAAATTTGTATTGGCCTATTGATTATCGGCAATCAATCCCCATATCTTAAACATAGCAATAATGCTATGAACTCAAAATGCGAGGATTACAAAAAATGAAACACTTCTATAAAACAGCACAATTCAAAAACACTGGCGGCAATTGGAATCAGAACAATGCGAGATTGCGCCAGCAAATTGAACGGATGGAACCAAATATTAATTGGACAGTCGTATTTAAAAAGATTGAACCCATGGTTGCCAGTGATAAATTGTCCGGTGTTGATAAATGCGTATCGCGTCCGTATCATCTCAATTATGAATTGAAACGGATTAAAGAGGCATTGAAAACTAAGCAGACGCATATTGGTACATTTCGGATTCCAATAACATCCGGACGCGGTAATAAAGTTAAACAGGCTTCGTAAACCCTCGCATGGGTAGGCCAGACGGTATTGATTTATCGTCTGGTCATCTATATATTTTTTGTGTAATACTACGGTCATGGGGGGGG